CGAACAAATCAAGAGGTGGCATAATAACTTTTACGTCTTGTGCCATGTCTTCGTTCTTAAAACCTTTACTTTCCCAGTCTTTTCTTTCCTTAAAAAGCTCACCGGTTTTTTTATGTCTATAAGTAGTCTCTACTTTTGCTTGTTTTATTTCCATTAGTCTGTTTTCTCCTTTAATATATTGAGATAGCTAATACCAAACACCACACCATCTGATACGGTGCCTGCTGTAGTATAAGATAGTACAGTCCCACCTTCTAAAATTAAAGGTAAAGACAATATCTCAACACTAGTAGCAGCTACTAATGTTTGTGTATTAACGATCTCAAATGCGTTGTTTTTAATAGTTACAGTTGGCGTATTTGAACCTGATTTATTTGTAACTCTTAAAGATTTTATAATAATAGTTTCATTAACAGATGGAGAAAGCATTGATACAGTCTCTGCGGCTGTTGTTGTTTTACCATAAAATTTATATTGGTTTACTACTGCCATTATTCTAAAAAGAAACTTTTAGCTTCTATCTCCTGTTTAACCTCATCTTGAAATGAAGAGTTTAATTTTGTTATTACACCATCAAGATCTCTAACTAATGACTGTAAATTTTGTCTGCTATATTCTTCTTCAGCTCTAGTTAATGATTGTACAATTTTAGCCATTACGATCCATCCATATTATTTAAACCAAAGTTTGTTCTACTGTCAGTAAATCTATCGGTAGCCAGTATTCCTTCTTGATTATTAATATTATTTGGATCATTAAGTGTAAAACTTGTTTCTGAAATTTTTTCTTCTTCATCAATATCGTCTGGATCTTCTCCAAATAAACCTAAACGATTATATGCACTCATGTCTGCATAAGGATCCTTACGACCAAATATTCCTTTACCATAATCATAAGCTTTACCAAGAGCCGAACCTACAAAAGGTATACCTGTTAATAAACTTGCAAGACCACCAAAAAACCTTCCTGCGTATCCTGGTTTTACGTCTCCTTGGTTTGGACCTGATGTGTATACATCTCTGTATCCATATCTATTAGCACCTGATAAAAGATTTCCTAAAAATCCTTGATCCCCTGTATATTTACCACCAACATAATTTCCAAAACTATCTCTTACACCTTCTGGTCCTTTATATCCTTCTGTAACACCTGTTGGTGAAGATACATTAACTCTACCGGTCATAATGTCTGCAGCTCTTTGTTTGTTTCTATCTTGATCACCGCTTCCACCACCAGAGTTTGGTCCACCTGGACTTGCATCATAACCACCAAGATCACCTTGTAATGACATAATACCACCAGGACCTTTGTTTGGTTTTCCTTTTAGTGATCCATAGATGTTAGCATCTAATAAAATTTTTTGTTCTCTTGGAGTAATGTAAGCTAGTTCAGCTACAACGTGATCTGGATCTGATAACCATTTTTTAGGAACAGTTACAGTTTCTTGTTTACCTAAATAGTTTGGTCCACCACCTTGATTAGCTGGTTTAATTTTTTTCTTTTCTTTCGCTGTTAATTTTTTATCTTTATATTTTATTTTTTTATCTATGGTCATTATCTTCTGCCTCCAGGATGTATGTCTAATCTAAATGTACCTAGCTTCCAATCTTGACTGGCTGCTGTATTAGATACTTTTAATGCTATAGACCTCGCCCGTAATCTTGTATCTTTTTTTGTTGTGGACGATGTTACATCAAAATTTGAAGTAGTTGAAGAACTATTTGGATAAGTCCTAGTTACAAAACTAACTCTAGTAGACCCTGTTTGTGTAATAAAGTCTGGTATAAATCTACTAATTCTCATAATAAACTCACCGTCTCCTCTAATATCAGGCATACCTACAGTTGCTCCGGTGTTACTTCTTCTTTGTGTAATGTCAAAGTCACCGGAAGTAATTGAAGCAAGGATAGCAGTCGTTACCCCACCAGCATCTACTTGGTCGGTCCCTGTTTCCTGTTGATAGTATATTGTACATCCATCCGTATTACCAATAACATCATAAGACGTATTACTATCTGGGTTATAATAAGTTGCGTGTGGCTTATCAAATACTGCTGAATCTTGCCATGCTGCACGAGCCAAACTTCCTGTTGTCCATATAGGACGTTTAGGACTAGAATCTAAATAATTATATGTTACCATTCTATTAACAACAGTTGATCCAGACGTACAATAAAACCAAGTTACTTCACCAAACAAATTATTTAATCCTACGTTTACTAAATCTCTTGCTGTAGTATTTATGTCATCGTAAACATAGTCTTCTACTAAGCAAGGTAAAGATTTTAATTGACCATCGTAAGCAAAGAACCCATTTTCAGACATCCAATAAGCTGTTCCATCTACTTCAATACATGCATTTTTACCTAACAAACCACAGTTAGTTCCTACTTGTTCAAATGAAAAAGTAAATGGTTGTCCTACAAACTTCATCAAAAACAATGCGGTATCGGTCCAAACGTAAATTGCATCTCTACCTTTAATAGCTCCCATAATTCTAGAACCATCAGCTAATCTTTGTGTGCCAGCGGTATTATTTGCTCTAACAGTATAAGAATCTGTTTGGTCAATACTTTCTTGAGAAGAGAATCTTATAAACATATCGTCTTGTGTAGTGTTTGATCCTACTGTTGTTTCTGTTCCAAAAAATACTAAGTGTCTGTCGGGTGTAGATACCAATACGTGACGTGATGCTGTTGGTGCGTTGGGTAATATTGTTGCTCTAATTGCTGTTGCGTTTGAAGGAGAAGCATCCCATTCAAAACATGAACCATTATATATAAGAGCAATTAATTTTGTTCCATAGTTATCTAAAATCCATAAACCTGGATCAATTGTAAAGTCAGAAGAGGAAGCCTCTCCCCATGCAACAAATTCTGATATGTTAGTTACTGTTGCTCCAGCGGTATGGGCTGCTCTTGTAGTTCCATTAACTGCTCGGGCTCCTCCACTTAAAGTCCCTGTTCCCGTGTCATTGTTTGTAAAACTTATATCCTCTGATCCAATTCTAATTTCTCCTGAAGAAGGAAATGCTGAAGTGTTTGCTAATACTACAGTAGTGGTAGCATCGTCTGGAAGCGTTGTTGATAATGTAGAGGTTGCTGGTCCATTAGCTGTACCACCCCATAATGCTGTACCCCAACCAAAGCCACCTAATTGTTGAGAAGGTCCTACGTTATAATAACATAAAACAGAGGTGCTGTTACCATCACTCGTAGTTAACGGCGTTCCTGATTCTGTGCTTGCCGCGGTAATTGTAAAAGTTGTAGCAGTTGGCACAGATGTAACCATATATTTTATATCTTCAAAAGTAGCGTTGGTATATGTAGACGACCCAGTCACACCAGTTACACTGTCAAATAAAACAATATCGTCTTCTAATAAACCATGTGCTCCAGTGCAAGTAACAGTAAGTACGTTTGAAGAAGATGTGCTTGTAAATTTAGCTCCTGTTAAAGTTTCTCTAATTGGATGAATGTCGTAATATGTTCCACCAGAATATACGTATAAAATTTTATTAGTGCCTATTGCAGCGTATTTAATTCCTGCGTTGTTGTCCCAATGATGTATAGCTCTTGCCGCACCTGTAAGTTTATCCTGACCTAATTGACTCCAACCCCCTATTTTTTCTGGGGTACCGTATCTAAATCTAACGTTGTCACCATCAAACCATTGCCCTTCAGCGCCGGTTTCTGTAACTTGTTTATTAAATCCTGGTGCAAATCCTAATTTTTGTAGCATATGGTCCTTATAGCTAAAATTATTTTCTTAGCAATATTGATTAAAATATCATATAATGATATATTTCCAACCCATAAAGTATGAATTTATATAAAGAGCATAGTAATTTTCTATCAAAAGATAGTAAAGATTTTATAGATAATGTCTTATTAGGGGATAATTTTCCTTTTTATCAGATACCTTCATCAGGAACTTTAGGAAAAGAAGTAAAGGACGGTTTATTAAACCATTTAGTTTTACCTAGACCAGAAGACCGAAGTCTTACAGAAAACGTAACCTCTCAGTTTTACATGCCAACAGTTAAAATACTAAATGAGTTTTTAGCGGCAATAAAAATTAAACCATACTTTTATTTAAGAATTGCTTACAATTTTACTTACAATAATGGCTTCGATAAAAGCGGCTCTCATACAGATCATGACTACGATCACAAGCAAATTATTGTTTACATTAATGACGTAGAGGACAAAGACTCTAAAACTGTCATATTAAAAAATAATAAAATATACAAAGAGGTAAAACCAAAACAATATAAAGGTATATGTTTTGGCAACCTAAAACATTACAACTATAATCCTAAACTTGGAAAACGAGTCGTATTGATAGGCACATTTATATGAAATTAAAACACACTTACTGGTATTTTAAAAAAGCTTTGTCTAAAAAATTTTGTGAAGATTTAATTAGATACGGAGGAGAGCAACAAGATAGACTAGCTAGAACTGGTGCGTTTCAAGATGAAGTAAATCTAACAAAAAAACAAGAGAAAGATTTAAAAAAACAAAGAGATTCAAACGTTGTTTGGGTTGGCGATCATTGGATATACCAACACATAATACCATATATAAACACAGCAAATAAAAGTGCCGGTTGGAACTTTACCTTTAACGCAAGCGAAACTTGTCAGTTTACTAAATACAGTCCTGGTCAGTTTTATGGTTGGCATCAGGATTCTTTTGATAAACCATGGGATAAGCCAGACGATCCCAACAAACACAATAAAATTAGAAAACTATCTGTAACTTGTTCGTTATCAGACCCTAGAAGTTATCAAGGAGGAGACCTAGAATTTTATTCAGAACATCCTGAAAGAAGTAAAAAACATAATATAATGAAATGCACTGAAATATACGATCAAGGTTCTATAGTTGTGTTTCCGTCTTTTGTGTGGCATAGAGTTATGCCTGTTACATCAGGAACACGTTATTCATTAGTTATCTGGAATATAGGAGAGGAGTTTAAATGAGTTTTAAAAAAAATAAATATACAGTTATAAAAGAAGCAATATCAAAAGATTTAGCAATGTTTTTATATAATTATTTTACGATAAAAAGAAATGTAGCCACCATTCTTTTTAGAGAAAAATATATATCTCCTTATGAAAAATGTTTTGGACAATGGGACGATCCACAAGCCCCTAATACTTATTCACATTATGCAGATATAGCTTTTGAAACATTACTATTAAAATTAAATAACCCAATGAACAAAAGAACAAAACTAGATTTAGTTCCTACTTATTCATACGCTCGACTATATAAAAAAGGAGATGAGTTAGAGATACATACAGATAGACCTAGTTGTCAAATATCCACTACTATTAATCTTGGTGGTGATGTGTGGCCGATCTTTTTAAAAACTAAAGAAGGTAAAAATAAAAAAATTATTTTAAACCCAGGAGACATGTTAATCTATCGAGGAAACGAACTAGAACACTGGAGAGAGAAGTTTGAAGGTGAAGAGTGCTGTCAGGCTTTCTTACACTATCAGGATAAAAACTCAAAAGAAGTTAAATTAAATATATACGATGGTAGAGAAACACTAGGACTTCCTAGTTATTTTGGAAAACGTTAAATGAAAAAACAATTATTATCAGAAATAGCTTTATATCATGGAGATATAAAAATGCCAAAAGGTTTTGAAATAAGAAAAGATATCTTAGTAAAAAATATATCTTTGTCTCAATTATACGTAGATGTTCCTTATCCGTTTTCAAAAGAGATTGATAAAATGTCAACTTATGTAAAAGAATATATGAACTTAAAACATAAATACAGGTTGGTAGATTTAAATGTATGGGGAAACTACTATGAAAGAAATCAAACAACTAAACCTTTACTTGAACTAGATAAACAAGATTTAAAAAACTCTGCTGATTTTGTTTGTTTGTATGGAGTTCAGATTGATGAGGACACTTGTAAAGTTCACATTAATTATGATGATAATAGAAGAACAGGAAAAACTTGGAGTATAGACTTGACCACAAATAAATATTTAATATTTCCTACATCACAAACATATTACATTGATAACATAAATAATAATTCACTTAATTATATACAAACTATAACCTACACATACATGTAAATAATGGAAAGCTTTATTAGACACTATAAAATAGATCCTAAATTGTGTGATCATTTGATTAAATATTATAAAAATAATACTGAGTATAAAAATCCAGGTGAACAGTATCTTGCTGGAACAGGAGAACTTGGGATTGATAAAAACGCTAAAGACTCAATAGATGTTAGTTTTTATAATAATTCTAAAAACAAATATGTAAAAGCATATTTTGATGTCTTAAGTGAAATTGTTCAAGAATACGATAAGTATTATGGTTTAAAATTTAACATAAGAACTTCTGATCGTGGAACTAATATTCAATTTTATCCTAGAAACGGAGGATTTAAAACCTGGCATACTGAAAGGACTTCTCTTAGAAATTCAGACAGAGCTTTAGTTTTTATGACTTATTTAAATGATATAAATGATGGAGGTGAGACTGAATTTTTTTATCAAAAATTAAAAGTTAAAGCTCAAAAAGGTTTAACTTTATTATGGCCACCTGATTTTACTCATTTACATCGAGGTATTCCTTCTCCTACAGAAGAAAAAATAATTGTAACTGGTTGGTTTGAGTTTTTTCAATGAAAGTTATAGATAATTTTTTACCTTTAGAAGATTTTAAAAAAATAGAAAAACTAATGACTTCAGATAGTTTCCCATATTATTTCTGTAACGGAGTAGCTAAAGACGTAGAAGAAGATATAAAAATGTTTTACTTTACACATTTTTTTTATGTTAAAAATGCACCCAC